TACTGGTAAAGACTGGGATCCTCTATTCACAAAAGAAAATAGAGTCAAGATTGGTACATACGATCTTGCTGGACTCATCGAACCACTTAGAGCTGAGGTTGTTAATACTTCAGTTATTAATCCAATTCCTGATAGAGCAGCACAGATGCAATCAATTGTTAATGATGAAAAAACATTTGCTAGTACAGATGATACATTTGTACCTTGGGGTGCATTCCATGACATCGTTAGGATTGTTAAATCAAATATGTTTTACCCTACTTATATCTCAGGTCTTTCTGGAAATGGTAAAACATTCATGGTAGAACAAGCCTGTGCAAAGGTTGGTAAAGAATTTATCAGAGTTCAAATCAACCCAGAAACTGACGAAGATGATTTGTTAGGTGGTTTCAGATTAATTAATGGTGAAACTGTTTTTGCCAAAGGTCCTGTACTAAAAGCTATGGAGAATGGCGCGATCCTACTCCTGGACGAAATCGATAGAGCCACAAATAAGATCATGTGTCTCCAGGGTATCCTAGAAGGCAAACCTGTTCTTGTGAAAAAGACTGGTGAAGTGATTCATCCAGCTGAAGGCTTCAATGTAATTGCTACAGCCAATACAAAAGGTAAAGGTTCTGAAGATGGCAGATTTACAGCGGCCTCTATTATTGACGAGGCTTTCCTTGAAAGGTTTACCATTTCAGTTGATCAACAATTTCCTTCACTTTCAATCGAAAAGAAAATTGTATTGAAACATATGGAAAAATATGGTTCAGTCGATGAGGACTTTGCAGACAAACTAGTTACCTGGGCTGATATCATCAGAAAAACATTCTATGATGATGGCGTGGACGAAGTTATTTCAACCAGAAGGTTATGTCATATCGTACAAACCTTCTCTATCTTTGATAAAAGAGACAAGGCAATTGACCTTTGTATCTCTAGATTCGATGATGATACTAAGGCAGCTTTCCTAGATCTCTACACAAAAGTAGATGACGGGGCCTTTGGTGATACCACATCAACTGAGGAGGTAGTGTAATGAAAAATAAACAATCGCAATTTGCCTTTTTAAGAGATATAATTAGTCCTTCCGAGATTATACCAATTGATATGCGGTATCCACATGGTTATAACGTTGAACATTTAACTGAGTTATGTATTGAAAAGGTTGGCAATTTACCATTTTTAGATGCGGATGGATATGATTTTTTAGATTATTCAGATTGCAAAACAAGCACTATACAACCACAAGCAAAGGCTGATATATTATCACTTGAGGCAAAAAAAGGAGCTATAAGAGCTTTAATTTATAATCCTTTTGAGGATAGGATTGATTTTTTCTTTTTTCCATATGAGGATTGGAGAAATATGGCTCAGACCTATGGTAAATGTAAAACAAAACTTAGGCTTAGATCCTCATATTCTAAAAAAACGGGATTATATAAAACTTTTGAACCATTTAGAGTAAATAGTTTTGAAGAATTAGCAAAGGCAAGATAATGTTTAGCAAAAAGAAACAACAACCAGATTACAAGTTTAACGAGGGAGCTCTGATTGAAGAGCTTCTGACTTATATAAACAAAACCTATGATGGTCACTACAGTAAGAATAAGTTTCAATCAACGGAATTTATTATTGACTGTGACCACGGTATGGGTTTTGCTTTAGGGAATGTACTGAAATACGCACAGAGGTATGGCAAAAAAGAAGGTTATAATAGAGCTGATCTATTAAAAATACTACATTATGCCCTAATCGCATTACACGTACATGATAAAAATGAAAAAGAGGGTTTACAATGATCCTTTTTTGTGATATAATAGTAACTATTAATAATAGGAGAATGAAATGCAATTATCGCAAGATACTTTAGCACTACTAACTAATTTTGGATCAATCAACTCCAATATCGTTCTGAGGCCAGGACAAAAGCTTAAGACTATTTCTGAGGCAAAAAACATTTTGGCCATCGCTGATGTTGTAGAAGATTTTCCAAGAGATATGGGAATATATGATTTAAATGAATTTTTATCTACATATAGTCTCGTCGATGATGCAACCTTGTCATTCGAAGAAAGCTCGGTACTCATAACAAATAATACCAATAAGGTAAGATTTTATTTCGCAGAGCCAAGCATTCTCACTTCCCCAGACAAGGACATTACAATGCCAGAAGCAGAAGTGAATATCACTTTGACCGAAGAAACATTAGCCAAAACAAAAAAGGCTGCGTCTGTGTTAGGTCATCTCGATGTCGCAATTGTTGGTGATGAGGAAACCATATCAATTAAGGTATTTGATACGAAGGATTCTAGTGCAAATACTTTTGAAACTAATTTAGGACCAAATACTACTGGTCATAAATTTTCGTTTGTTCTAAATATTTCAAATATGAAATTAATTGACGGCGAATATGATGTGTTTATATCATCAAGGTTGATAAGCAAATGGGTAAATAAGAACAAGCCGGTATCTTATTTCATTGCTTTAGAAAAATCTTCAACCTTTAATGTATAAATATATTGAAAGGAAAGGAAGATGCCAGGTGGGTCTTCCTATTTTGTTAACTACTTTGCAAAGGAGAAAATCATGGCAGAAGAAGTGAAAACTGAAAATGCTGAAGCAGAGCAGGTTCAACTGTCTCTACAGGATATCGCCACAATGGTTCAGATTATCGACATCTGTTCTAAAAGAGGTGGATTCGAAGGTCCAGAACTTGAGGCTGTGGGTGGCTTAAGAAATAGAGTCGTAAGATTCTTAAATGCCGCTACACCTAAAGATGGCGACACACCAGAAGGTGCAGTTCCAGAAGTTGAAGAAGCTACTGAAGAATCAGCTGAATAATTATGGGGAGGCGAAAGCCTCCTCCTTATTAGGACTATATTATGAATTCAAATGAAAAATCAAATTTATTACTAGCATTACAACAAGGTATTGTAACAGTTACCTTTCAAAAGATTGATACTGAAGAAATACGTGTAATGCCTTGCACAATTAATCCAACAATTTTAAAGGATAATGGAGTCGCAATGACTCTGAATATGAGCGCAGAATCAGATCATTTTGTTGCTTGGGCATTGGATAAAAATGCCTGGAGAAGCTTTAGGCTTGACACAGTTATATCATGGGAGAAAGAATGAATCAAGAATTTTTATGGGTAGAAAAATATCGCCCACGAACCGTAGAGGAAACAATATTACCCTCTGGTTTAAAAGAAACATTTACACAAATACTTAAAAATACAGAATTACCTAATTTATTATTTACAGGGACTGCAGGGATTGGTAAAACTACCATCGCAAAAGCTATCTGTAATGAACTTGGACTTGACTATTTACTAATTAATGGATCAGAGGAAGGTAACATTGACACACTCAGACATAAGATTAAACAATTTGCCAGCACGGTTTCATTACAGGGTGGATACAAGGTGGTTATTTTAGATGAGGCAGACTATCTAAATCCCCAGTCCACCCAACCTGCTTTGCGTGGATTCATAGAGGAATTTAGTAATAATTGTAGGTTTATTATGACCTGTAATTTTAAAAATCGAATTATCGAACCATTACATTCACGATGCTCTGTGGTTGAATTTAATGTCTCTAAAAAAGATTTAGTTGACCTATGTGGTCAATTTATGAAACGAGTGACTAATATTCTAACCACTGAACAAGTTGAATACGAGGAACCTGTTATTGCTGAATTGATCATGAAGCATATGCCAGATTGGAGAAGAGTCCTAAATGAATTACAAAGATATTCTCTATCAGGTAAAATTGATTCAGGTATCCTTGTTAATATCCAAGAGGTATCGCTGAATAATCTCATGTCAGCGATGAAAGAAAAGAACTTTAAACAAATGCGTCAATGGGTAACTGATAATATTGATGTTGAACCTGCTGCTCTGTTTAGAAAAATATATGATAATATGTATGATTATGTAGAACCACAAAGCATTCCACAGCTTGTGTTAATCCTTGCTGATTATCAATATAAAAATAGTTTTGTGGCAGATCATGAACTCAATATGGTTGCGTGTTGTACGGAAATTATGGCAGGAGTAAAATTTAAATGAACAACTTAAAAGAAGGTTGGAACATATGGCCTATCCATTTTGAAGGCGAAGAAACAAAGCATAGAGTTGTATATGTGGAAAATGGTAGTATTGTAACTGATAAAACATTTGATAATGTTGATGTTGCAAATGCTTGGATTAAATCAAGGAAAGCATCATGAATCCATTTGAATATTTGAATGACATTACCTATGGTAAAAAAGGTATTATGGTAGATGATATTGCTGAAAAGGAATATAATGCTTTTATCATCAATCGTGGTCTTTCAATGTACTCAGATACTGTACTCTTTGCAAACGAAATGAATATCCACCATACTCTAGATCATCGGCTTCAGTATGACTTTTTTATAAATATAATTAGAAAGCAAAAGAGATGGTCCAAATGGATCAAACCACAAGAGGTGGAAAATCTTGAGCTAATTAAAGAATATTATGGATATAGCAATGAAAAAGCTAAGTCCGTTTTGTCATTATTAAATAATGATCAAATATCAGAATTGAAACAAAGGATTTATAAAGGTGGAAAACGATAACAAAGAAATCACAAATTGGCAACCAACAGAAATGTTGGAGGTCACACTCAACGAACCAGACGACTTTTTAAAGATACGTGAAACATTAACACGTATTGGAGTAGCGTCACGCAAAGATCAACGACTATATCAGTCCTGTCATATACTACATAAACAGGGTCGATATTTTATAGTACATTTTAAAGAACTCTTTCTCTTAGATGGAAAGCCATCCAATCTATTAGAGAATGATTTGGAAAGGCGTAATACAATTGCGACCTTACTAGCTGATTGGGGATTAATTACAATTGTCAATCCAGCTCAGGCACAACCACTTGCTCCATTGAGACAAATCAAAGTCATTCCATTCAAGGAAAAGAACCAGTGGGAATTGTGTCCAAAATATAATATAGGAAATACTCAAACTAAAGAGTAAACCTGTATAAATACATGTGAGATGCCGAAGGTTCGGGTCTCATTATAAACCTTGCTAACAATAGGAGGAAAATAAAATGGTAGTAAGAAATAACTTGAACGTACCGCGTTCACTATTCGTAGGATTTGACACTTTATTTGAGGATCTCGAAAGAATCCATTCAAGTGCTAGGTCCAATAGCAATAATTATCCACCACACAATGTCGTGAAAATTGATGAGGAAAAATTCCTTATTGAGTTGGCTGTGGCGGGCTTCACAAGAGACAATATTGATATCGAACTCAAGGACGGTATTCTTAAAGTCACTGGTGAGGTAGAAAAGGATGAGCGTGAATACGCATATAAAGGCATTTCATCTCGCAAATTTGAGAAAAGCTTCCGACTCTCAGAATTTGTCGTAATAGATGGTGCTGATCTACAGGACGGAATACTAGTGGTTTACGCCAGAGTAGAACTTCCTGAAGAAAAGCGTCCTAGGAAGATCGATATAGGGTCTGCTGGGGCATCAAAGAAAAAATCTTTTTTGAAAGGCTAGTATCAGCGAAGCAATCCCAGTAGATTGTAATAAACATTTTACTGGAGATAACTATGAAAGAACTAATACACATGTTCTTAAAATATGATGATGTAAGAGAGACCCTAGGATTAGTATTGATAAGCATGACAACATTAACATTGGCACCCTTAACAATCTACCTAACATCTCTCGGATTTTGATTCATGCGGGGGAAGGAAAAAACTTCCCCCAACCTATTTACAAATGACTGATTTTTTGATATAATATATACTATGAAATTTTACACAAATGTATCTCGTTATGGCAATTCCCTCCTCTATCGAGGTTATGAAAATGGGAAAAAAATATCCAAGAGAATCAAATACCAACCAACACTTTTTGTTTCAACGCCTAAGGGTGATTGGAAATCTATTGATGGTGTGCCTTGTGCTCCAATTCAATTTGATTCCATGCGTGATGCCAAACAATGGGTAGATGAAAACAAACAAACAGCAGGTCGCCAAATCTTTGGTAATGATCGATACATACCTGCATTTATCAATGAAGAGTTTCCAGGCGATATTGAATATAATCGTAATCAAATCAATGTAACTACTATCGACATCGAGGTTGCTTCTGACGAAGGCTTCCCTGAACCAGATACTGCAAATTATCCTGTCATTTCAATTGCAATGAAAAATAATATTGACAATACATACTATATCTGGGGCCTAAATGACTATGATGTATCACAATCTGTAATGAAAACAAATCGTGTTGTGTATAAAAAGTGCGAATCAGAATTAGATCTATTTCAATCATTCCTACTACATTGGTCAACTCCAAGCCATTGCCCTGATGTGATCACTGGTTGGAATGTTAGGTTCTTTGATATTCCATATTTGATCAATAGGTCAGTCAAAATTCTTGGCGAGGACCTAACTAAAAAATTCAGTCCCTGGAATATGATCGAACAAGGCTCAGTCCGTAGAATCAATCGCACAGAAACTGTATATGATCTCAAAGGTATCAATACAGCTGATTACCTAGAACTCTTTCAGAAGTACACTTATACTGCTCAGGAATCATATCGCCTTGACCATATCGCGAATGTCATATTAGGCGAAAAGAAGCTTTCCTATGAAGAATATGGAACACTTCACTCGCTCTACAAACACGACCATCAAAAATTTATTGATTATAACATTAAGGACGTGGAGTTGGTAGATCGCCTTGAGGATAAAATGGGTCTTATCACATTAATGATGACCATGGCATATAAAGGTGGTGTTAACTATTCTGATACATTTGGCGTAACAGCAATATGGGAATCAATCATTTATCGTCACTTATATGAACAAAAGATTGCTATTCCATTTTATGTGGAGAAAATTAAATCATCATATCCTGGTGGATATGTAAAGGATCCTATGGTTGGTATGCATGATAATGTGGTATCATTCGACTTAAACTCACTATATCCATCGCTAATCATGCAATATAACATGTCAACCGAAACAATTGCTGAGGGTGTTGTGGCAAATATTGACCTTGAACGCATACTAGAAGGCCAACATATTGATAATAAAGGTTATTCCGTAGGTGGTAATGGTCAGTGCTTCCATACAAAAACAAAAGGTGTGATGCCTAAATTGGTTGATAATATGTACAGTGACCGTGTTAAAATCAAACGTGAAATGCTTGAGGCACAAAAAGAATTACAAACAGTTAATAAGACCGACAAACAAAGATTATATGACATTGAACGCAGAATATCAGTTGCCGAAAATGAACAGATGGCAATTAAAATTCTTCTAAACAGTTTATATGGTGCCTTAGGTAACAGATACTTTCGCTTCTTCGATCAAAGAATTGCAGAGGCAATTACTCTATCTGGACAATTAACAATCCGATGGGCCGAGGTTGCGATTAACAAATATCTAAATACAATATTACAAACCAAAGAAAAGGACTATGTGATTGCAATTGATACTGATTCGCTATATGTGAGCCTCGATGGCTTGGTAAAGGCAGTTAATCCTGATGATCCAATTAATTTTATGGATAAGGTTTGCCATGACAAATTAGAACCTGTATTACAGAAGGCTTATGATCAACTATATAATATTATGGGTGGCATAGAAAATCGTATGGTTATGAAACGAGAGGCAATAGGTGATCGTGCAATATGGACTGCCAAAAAGCGATATATTCTTAATGTACATGATAACGAGGGAGTCAGATATAAGGAACCTAAACTTAAAATTATGGGTATTGAGGCAATTAAATCCTCAACGCCTGCTTCGTGCCGTGATGCTCTCAAAGAACTCTTTAAGGTCATTATGCTAGGTAGTGAAAGGCAAACACAAATCGCAATCGAACAATTTAAAACATATTTTTGTACATTATCTCCACACGAAATTGCATTTCCTCGTGGAGTGTCCAGTGTATCAGAATACAGAGATAAGGAAAAGGTATATCGCAAAGGGACTCCAATTCATGTCAGGGCTGCTCTGCTACACAATCATCAGTTAAAAACCAAAAGCCTCACACGCAAATATGAATTAATTAAGAATGGAGATAAAACCAAGTTTGTTTATCTTAAAACTCCAAATCCAATCCATGAAAATGTCATTGGCTTTACACAGTATCTACCAGAAGAATTTGGATTGCATAACTATATTGATTATGAAACACAATTCCAAAAAACCTTTTTGGATCCAATCGAACATATTCTCAAGGCCGTGGGTTGGTCATCAGAAGAAGTTCAATCACTGGAGGATTTTTTCGGGTGAGATCACTGGAAACATTTAACCAATTAGTTGATCATCATATATTTGAAACAGTACTTGATGTAGGTTCTG